GTTTCCCAGTCACGATCGGTTTTTGAAGGTATAGAATTATCAGTGTATACACGGCGTGTGCCGTTTTCTCGAATTTCTACTTTTTTCATTTCTTATTTCTCCATGGGTTTTTTAAAGTTTTTTGTTTTTGAAATCCTTGAGATTTTTTGTGTATGTAATTTACAGCAGGTTCGAAGGTTTCGTAAAGTTTACGTTTCATTTCATTAACAGTTTCATCTTTCTTGAGAATAGTAGCTTCAACTTGTGCTTTTTTAGTATTGGCTTGATTTAATTCTTCTTGAGATTTCATTGTTTTTGAAGAGGCATTTATATTACCTATTTCAGCATCTTTTTTATCAATGTCTTTCATTAAAGCCATTAATTCTCTTATTGAGCTTCCATGTTTAACTGGATTGACTTGGGTAGTAGCTGCTTGTCCTGAAGCGCCCATGGGTGTAGAGGCGCCGCCGGTTGCGGCTAGTAATGGGTTAAGGCCAGCTTTTTTGAGATCTTGTAAGTCACGTTGACGTGCAGAGTTTGACATTCGTTCTTGAAATTTCATTTGTTCTTGAACAGAACGGAAATTTGCACGTGAGGCATCTTTTGCTATTGTTTCGTTAGATCGGTTAGCTGATTTTTGAGCTTCGCCATCAGACCATATAGATCCTCCGAGAATCCCGGAGGAGAGCATATTTTGCCATGACATTAGAAGCGTCCTAGAGTAGCTGGAACACCGTAAGTCATAATTGGTCTTGCATGTTTAAGGTCGAAGAAAAAGTCGCATAGTAGATCTGGATAAGGTGCGGTGTTGACTAGGTTCCTTTCGATTGGCGTGTTTTGTTCGATGAAGGTTGAGTTAAGGGCGGGCGCTGTTCCAAATTCTTCCGCAAGGTGCCAAACATCGAGAGTTTGAGCGTAGGTTGATCGGAATTGTCCTTTAATTTGGGATGGTTTGTATCGGTATTCGGCATAACGTTCCTGGTATCCGAAGACATTATCGTCAGCGGCTGTGTCAGTGTAATAAATTTCTTTCATTAGTACAGTTTGTTCGCCTAATTCTTGGAGTTTAGGCCAGAAGAAGTCCCACCTGGTTGAACGGGTCCATAGTTTTTCTAAGCCTTGTTGGTAAGTGATATCTGCTCTTGGACATACCATGCCTAGTACATATCCATGTTCAACGAAAGATTTTGAGAAGCCAATTTTGTTTCCGGCTTCAGAGGCAGTTGAGAAGGCTGCTAGTGAGGCTTGGGCTGTTGTTGATGTTTCTGAGGTTTGGGCGACGATATGTTGATTGATGTAAGTTGTGCCAGAAGACAGAAACTCAGGACGCTGGAGACGAAAGTCAGGGCTAACAACATTAAAGTGGGCTTTAAGTATTTCGACATATCTGGTTCCTCCTCGTGCGTCGAGTTCTAATAATGATTGCATCATCATTGCTTGTCTTAATTCGTTTATAGTGGCTGCAGTAGCATCAGAAAGGTCTGCATAAGGTGGAGCGTAAGAAGAGGCATCAATTTGAGCTTTGCTCATGAGAGATAGTTTGTTTGAGTTATAAGTTCCATCTGAGATCCAACCAGAGGTTGAATATACATATCTTAAGGCTGCATCGGCTTGATATTTACCGCCCAGTTCACCTTGGACGATTGCACCATTTTTTACTGCTTGCCAACCGTGTCCATAAGGGTCGTTTACAAGGTCATCACCGCCGTATACGGGGGCTGAAGTACCAAGAGGTAGGGAGACACTGTCTCCTTTTTGTGGCCAAGGGAGAGCGGATGTGAAGTAGTCGTGGCGTTTTCCACGCTTAAGAAGAGTAAAGGCTTGAGTATCAGGACCATCGCCTTTTTGTAGAGGTACAGAGTCTTGAAGATTTTGATCTCGGAACCATTCGTTCCAGATTAAGTTGTACATTCTGAGTGGGAGAGCATTTACATCGAGATCGACAGAGGGTGGTAAGCCTAGTTGGTCGTAGATACCGCCTACTGGATTGTCGGCGGTGGCAATTTGTAATTCTGGGATTAAGTAATCAGTAGAGTCGCCTGGATCGTCTTGGGCTCCATTGAATTTTTCCCAATTGTCCCATACTAAGCGATTGGGTACGAAGAAGAAGAAGTAGTCTAACATCATGTTATCCATTACTGGTACGACTTGAGTGGCTAATCTACAGAAGGATTTGGCTGAGAGGTTCATTGTATCGCCTGGTATGATTTCTTCGAGGAATATTGGGGTTAGTTCGTCAAAGTTTAAAGTTGTTTTAGCTGAAGAAGAGCGATCAAATTTAGATCGAGCCATTCTTACATCAGGTATTTGAGCGAAGCTATGTTGTGAATGTCTATTTCCTAGATTCATAGTGAAAGTTTCTCCTGTAATTGTTTAAATTTTGAGTTGAGGATTTTGAGTTTGACGTCTTTTCTACGTTTTGTCTTCCAATGGTGGCCTGTGTTAATTAGATTTTGTTTGTCTTGTTCCAATTCTTTTTGAAACATTTTTTCTGCATTTTCCATAATTTCAGGTTTTTTTGTTGTAACGTAATGTTTCCAATTTAGAGGTTTATGTTTTTTTAACCAGTCTTCATAGTAGCGAGGAATTTTGGCTCTTCGGCCATTTGGTAGTGTTACGTAACCATGAGTGAAGGTTTGTTCCCAGTATTTTTCAATCCATTGTTTACCAATGGCATTTCGGGAACTAGTTTTGTGTATTGGATGAAAGTCATGATCTTGGTCGTTACCGTGAACGAGTTTTTTTGCGGCATAGCGGGCTACATAGTTGGCTGATTCGATAGAGACTTCTCCAAATTCTGTTTGTCCTTTTTTCCAAAGTGTATTGATAGTTTTAGATCCATAGATATTATCTCCGCGTGGAGTGGTCCTTTCTTTAGTATAATCATTGGGCCAGTATCCAAATATAAGAGCGTGCCAGTGAGGACGTTTATTGATTTCACCGTATTCTCCAGTAACTACATAAGATAGTTTATTCGCGGTTTTTTTTCTTAAAGCTTTCATAAAGTTTTGAAAGTCTGGGTATTCTAGTTTGTTGGATTTTAGATTTTCTGAATCATATGTGAGAGTTAGAAAGATTGCGTGTTCGTGCATTTTTGATTCGTGGTAGCAGCGGATAGATTTTTCTGCTGCGGTATTTAAGCGACAGGGGAGGCATTTGCGGCAGGGGATCTGCCAAGGTACATATTGCTTATCGGCGTCGCTGATGCTATAAGTAGTGTTGCCGTGTCTGTCGTAGGACATGTTTATGGGTCTGATACATTGCACTGTATTGGGCCTTTTTTTATAGTCTTATTCCACCGCGCATTGTTCTAGGGTTGAGGTGATTTACTTTGTGAACACCTGTATTTTTTTTAAAGATTTTACGCGAGGCTGATTTTTTTAATTTAGATCTTTTCATGTTCTGACTCCCTTTTTTTTAATGGTAGGGGTCAGTACGGCTAATTACAACAAGTAGGTAATTAGCCGCATTTTGTTAGGAGTCTAGTTTTTTTACCATTTGTATGGCTTTACACAAATGTTGTGGAGTATCGAGGTATTGGAATTTTCCAGTTTGATCATCGAAATCTGCTACATGGTAGAGGTCGAAGTCGTCGGGATAAGTTCCTGGTAACGATTTTGGATCGTTTACTAATTGTTCGAAGTTTCTTTCTCCTTCTCCGATTGTTCGGCAGAAGTAGGGTGTATTAAAGCATTCACCTTTTTGGTCTCTGATTGAAAGTGTTTTGAATATCATTTTTTTCTCCTTTTTGGTTGATTTTCGATTATTTCTATGAGTTGCAGATACATAAGTTCCGCAAGTTTTTTTCTATAACGGAATAATTTTTGTCGTTCTGCATTTGTCATGCAGTAGGTTTAAGCGTTACGTAACGCTTGAGTCAAGGCTCGATTTCCTTGAGTCGTTGCGTCTACCGACGCGAAGGTATTTATTTTGATTTAAAATGAGTTTAAATATGTTGAGAGGGGGGTTTTTAACCCCCCTTCGCTAGCGCCCCCAGAATTGGGGGCGAGCGTGTGCTTTGCACGGAGTGAGTTGCAAGTTTTCACTCTGTTTTTCCCTCTTATCGTCGTCGTTTATTCGTCGTCGTTTGGAGGGGTTTCTACAGGGGTAGTTTTTTGGGTGGTTTGTTTGCTACCGCGCCCTTTGGGCTTGGTTACTTCCGGAACGGGTTCCGAAAGTTCTGGATTTCTTTTTTCTTTGAGGCCATATCTTATGGCTTCATCATCGTTTTCTGGATTTGATAAGTATTCCATGAGTTGTACAGGATCGTTGTTTAATTTTTTGCGGAGTTCTGCAGGAAGAGTTTCGAAAGTATCACGGGCTTGAGCGACTGTTTGGAAAGACTCTTGAAGGTCTTTCATTTCTGAGACGTCGGCATATTTTCCTTGAGTTCGAGCTAGATGAGTTAGTTGCCCGGTTTTTTTATAGCGAGTAATAATATTATTTACATCGCATTCTTCTTTGAAGGATTGATCGGTTTTTGAAGGTATAGAATTATCAGTGTATACACGGCGTGTGCCGTTTTCTCGAATTTCTACTTTTTTCATTTCTTATTTCTCCATGGGTTTTTTAAAGTTT